ACAAGAATCCAAACTTCAGTTTTGTTTTCAACATTTCAAACTTGAAGATGGTAGAAGACGATTATCGCGTTGATATTTCGTCGAAGTTAATTTCACATTTCGTGAATGATGAAAGCGGCATCCAATACTGGGTCGCACTTGAAAAATCTAGCACATACGGAGAATAGTAATGAGCGATAATAAAGCACAATTGATGGAACTTGCAAACCGTGTTACTCGTAGCACCGTTGCAGTTGTCGATACGGTAGCAGGGCGCGGTGGTTTTCGTGGTGAAGAACTGACCACCATCGGTCAACTTCGTGATCAGTGCATTGCATTGATTCAGTTGATTGAGCAAATGCAATCTGAATCTGAAAGTTAAATCTGATATAATGTACTCCGATGCAAAAATTTTGGACTATATGGAAGTACGCTATAGGCAGTTATAGTGACGAAAAAACTGCAGACTACGATAATGCGGTTGCGATCATCCGCACGATTGTTGTCTCGGTAAACTTCGTGACATGTTTCTTTATCATGTCGAATATAGTTCACAACTGGTAGGTTTTTATATTATGTTATGGAGTGAATTATGTCGAAAGATTTTCTTTGGGTCGAGAAGTACCGTCCGTCTAAGGTAGAAGATACGATTCTACCCGAGAAACTGAAATCAGTCTTCACCGAGATCGTGCGGTCTGGTAAAATGCCTAATATGCTTTTTACTGGTACTGCAGGTCTCGGCAAGACTACACTTGCTCGCGCTATCTGTGATGAACTTGGCTATGACTATATTGTCATCAATGGTTCTGAAGAAGGCAACATTGATACACTGCGTGGCAAGATCAAGCGCTTTGCTTCTACTGTTTCGCTAGGTGGTGATCTAAAGGTCGTTATTCTAGACGAAGCAGATTATCTAAACCCACAATCGACACAGCCTGCTCTTCGTGGTTTTATCGAAGAGTTTTCTGACAACTGTCGATTCATTCTTACCTGCAACTTCAAGAATCGTATTATCGAACCTCTACACTCTCGCTGTGGTGTATACGAATTCAATACAGACAAGAAAGAAATGCAGAAGTTGTGTGCAGACTTCTTTGTCCGTTTGATTCATATTCTTGAGAGCGAAGGTGTTGCGTTCAATAAAGACCTGATTGCTCAGTTGATCATGAAGCATGCACCTGACTGGCGCCGTGTGATCAATGAGTGCCAACGCTATTCTATTGGCGGGCAATTAGAGACTACGGTTCTTAATAATGATGTTTCTGAGAACTATGATGCTCTTTTCAAGGCGCTCAAAGATAAAGACTTCAAGAAAATGCGCAGTTGGGTTGCGCAGAATGTTGACCTTGATGTGTCCGCAATCTTTCGCCACATCTACGACAACATGTATACAAAGGTAGAATCCGCATCGATCCCACAACTTGTGTTGATTCTTGCTGACTATCAATATAAGAATGCCTTTGTTGCTGATCATGAGTTGAACATTGTTGCATGCATGACCGAAATCATGGCAAATGTGGAGTTCAAATGAATCCCTTTGACTATGTAAGTGCAATCAATCATGACAAGAAAGACATAATGGCTGATGATCTAGACGAAAAGGCGTACAATACTTTTCTTACGAATAGATCACTCAGTTATTTTCCTGACACCGTTTCTGCTGCCAATGTGATGAATCAGTACCATCACCTTGACAAAAAGTTACAATTCCATTTTTTACTAAATATAGTAAGAAAGAGAAAACGCTTCTCAAAATGGGAGAAGCAAGAAACTTTCGATGAAGTGGAAGCGGTAAAGGAGTATTATGGATACAGCAACGAAAAAGCCCGTTCTGTTTTATCACTCCTTTCACCAGATCAAGTAAAAGAAATACAAAAAAGGATTGATAAAGGTGGAAGAAAATAAAATTTGGAAACCAGCGGACATGCTGGAAGTGACTCTGACTCAACCAGATGACTTCCTAAAAGTTCGTGAAACGCTGACAAGAATGGGTGTGGCTTCTCGCCGTGAGAACAAACTGTTTCAATCGTGCCATATTCTCCACAAGCAAGGGCGATACTTTATCGTTCATTTCAAAGAACTGTTCTTGCTTGACGGTAAAAAGTCTAACCTAGAAGAGGCTGATGTGCTGCGTCGCAACACGATTGCGACTCTTTTAGCAGACTGGGGTTTGGTGCAGATTGTAGACAAAGCACAGGTTGCTGAGTGTGCTCCTCTTCGTCAAGTCAAAATCATTTCTCACAAAGAGAAAGACCAGTGGGAACTTTGCCCGAAATATAATATCGGCAATAAGGCTTGACATTCTAGGTCATATCGTGTATAAATAGATGTGCGATGCGGATAGTCCGGTCGCACTTCTAATCTTGCTTAATTTAAGGAGATACACTCATGACTACTCATGACCTCGCGCCTTTTGGTGCTGCACTACCTCGTTTTGTTGGCTTCGATAATCTGTTCCGCGACATGGAACTGCTGACCAAAACTACGAATCAACAAAACTATCCCCCTCATAATATCGTCAAGTACGACGATGAAACTTATCAACTTGAAATCGCAGCCGCAGGTTTTGCGAAAGATGAATTGAAAGTTGAGCGTCACAACACTGACCTAGTTGTCAGCGGTGAGCAACACGATGCTCGCGACGACGAGCCTCTAACTTTCATTCACAAAGGCATTTCGTCTAAGAAGTTCCAGAAAGCGTTCAAGATTGCAGAGCATATGAATGTTGTCAGTGCGTCTTACACTGATGGTGTTCTGTATATTCTTTTGAAACTAGAACTTCCTGAAGAGCAAAAACCAAAACTGATTACTATTCAGTAATTGACAAAGGTTCGCGGGGCACCTAAAGCCCCGCACTTTTCATAAGGAGAAAACAATGATCAAATATATCGGAGACAAGACAAAAGATTTCTTCATGGGTTTGACACACCGTGAAGCAGGTATGGTCGTGCTTGCAGTAGCAATTTTTATGGTGGCAGCATTTCTGGCTTAAACTTCTATGATTAAAGCATTTATGCAGGTTGATTGTAATAATCCTCTAGCATTAAAATATCTTGAGCATGCGCTTAAATCATTTGAAAGAGTCAAAGACATTTTTGAAATTCATCCGATCCAATGCATAACTCCTGACACACTTTTAGACATATCTTTTTCTAAAAACAAAAATAGATCACCACAAGAAGAGGCTTCAATCTGTTCTCAGTATCGCATAATGAAGATGATAGCATCTGGTAAAAGATTTTGGATCATGGAACATGATGCATATCTTCGCCCTGAGCATGAAGATACTTTTAGAATGATTATGTCTAAGTATACGCAGATGCTTACCTGCAATATTGGTATTGCGATGGAGTGTTACACTGCTCATCCCGAAGTCGCTAAGTTGTTCTGCCAGTATGTTGAAAACGATTTGAATACAAAGACCAGAGGTCCGATGGGGATTCTACATACCGTCACGGACATAGTATCAGAAACCACTGCAAATCAAAGACGAAATGTATACTGGCCAAAGTTGGGTAAACAAAATCAAACTGGCATTTCGTACAATGTCTCTCGGGCATTTAAAAATCCACACAAAACAATTGACGCGCCAGTCACACAATTGATAGACTCTACGAAAGGGTCGACGGTGACTGATCGCCCTAAGATTCAAAATCTTTACACTCCAGAGTCGCATCCCAATTTTCATTTCATTGACTTTGCACAGGATAAGTGATAAGATTATAGTATGAAATTTTATACCTATGTCACACGCTACGGCAACAATCTCCTCTATCGAGGCTACGAAAACGGATCAAGCGTAACACGCAAGATTCCGTATCGCCCTACTTTGTTTGTAGAAAGCCCACGCGCTACAGGCAAATTCAAGACTCTCTTTGGTAAGTCTGTCGAGCCTATGCAGTTCGATAGCATGTCTGAAGCATCTGACTTCATGAAACAATACGAGAATGTTCCCAACTTCTCTGTTCATGGGCAGACCAACTATGTCACTCAGTTTATTGGTGACACCTTTCCGAATGCAATGACATTTGATCGTGACCTAATTAAAGTCATGACCATTGACATTGAGGTGGCTTCTGATGCAGGCTTCCCGCATCCGAGAGAAGCCGCACACCCTGTTATCTCAATTGCTGCTAAGACTAACCAGTCTAACATGTATTATGTCTGGGGCATTGGTGAGTATGACACCTCTCTGAACGATCATGAGATTACATACTTTCACTGTGATAACGAATATGTTCTGCTTGACTCTTTTATCAACTGGTGGAAAAGCAACTGCCCTGATGTACTAACTGGCTGGAATAGTAAACTGTTCGATATTCCTTATCTGATTCGCCGCGCGTCTCAGGTGGTTCATGCCGATGCTATCAAAAAGTTTTCGCCATGGGGTCTCGTGCGCGAGCGTGAGGTTCGCATCATGAACAATACAGAAATCGCTTACGATATCGAAGGCGTTTCTCAGATGGACTACCTTGATCTATTCAAGAAGTTCGGCAAGCAAACTTGGGGTGAGCAAGAATCTTATAAACTTGACCATATTGCGCATGTGGTGTTAGGCGAGCGCAAACTATCGTATGACGAATATGGTTCACTGCACAGCCTGTACAAGCATGACTACCAAAAGTTTATTGACTATAACATCAAAGACACTGAACTAGTAGATCGATTCGAAGAGAAGATGGGTCTCATTTCTCTGGCAATGACCATGGCGTATCAGGCGAAGACCAACTTCAGCGATACCTTTGGTACGACCGCAATCTGGGATTCAATCATCTATAACGAATTGACTCGGAACAATGTAGTTATTCCACCTAAGCCGCCTATCGACCATGATGCTGGCAAGATTGTTGGTGGCTATGTGAAAGACCCCATGGTCGGTGCGCATGACTGGGTTGTATCGTTTGACCTTAACTCTCTTTATCCGAACATTATTGTTCAGTACAACATGTCACCCGAGACAATGTGTTATGACGAGGCAGTAGAGACAACCAAGTGTGCAAATGGTGCTATGTTCCGAAAAGATTTCGAAGGCATCATTCCTAATGTTATTCGTAAGTTCTATGATGATCGCGTGAACATCAAGAAAGCCATGCTTGAAGCAAAGCAGCAATACGAAGAGGCGCCTACAAAGAAACTTGAGAACCAAATTGCTACGCTAGACAATCAGCAAATGGCAATCAAGATTCTGATGAACAGTCTTTACGGCGCGCTAGCCAACAAATACTTCCGCTACTTCGATCAGAAGATTGCAGAAGGTGTCACCATGTCTGGTCAGCGCGCCATCAAGACTGCAGAGGCTGCAGTAAATGCAGAAATGCAAGAGATTCTTGGTACCAAAGACGACTATGTGATTGCCATCGACACGGACTCGGTGTACATTAATTTTGCGCACTTGGTCAATCTGCACAAGCCAGCCAATCCTGTCAAGTTTCTGAGCAAAGTCGCAGAACATTTTGAGACTAAAATCGCAGACGCATATGCGAAACTAGCAGAAGAGACCTGCGCATACGAAAATCGTATGGTCATGAAGCGTGAAGCAATTGCGGATCGTGGCATCTGGATGGCAAAGAAGCG